CCCTTTCTCAATTTAAGAGTAAACCTAAACAAATCACTAAATTCTTGTGAACTTCTTAGCCCGACTTTTCACACTTTTCTTACCTCAAAAAAACCGGATCGAAAAAAAGGTTCCAAAATGGCCCAGAATTGTACTTTTTGGCCATGCTTAACATAATATAAATTATTGAACATGGACTTTTGCACTATTCCAAGGTCCTGAAAAGGGCCTACCCATGCTCCAAATAAGGTTCCAGGCTTGGGACCCCCTCCCCCCATCTTCTACCAAATGAAAAATCGGTCCTTTGTAAAACCAACCTTATGAACAATGTAATCTTTGTGTCTCTCACGCATTCTAACGGCCCTCTACGACCTCCGTTCTTTCCAGATGACCATTGATACCATTTGAGTCCTTGTGAAGCCTGAGAGCCTTATTTGAAGAGTTGTTCCAAAGTGGACCCTACCCCCCATTTTTAGAAAAGTGAAAAATGGGTTTGGTATAAATAGGCTTTTTAAAAAAGTGTTTTATTTGTAGAAACAAAACAATACGACTATGCCATTGAAAAAGGGTTATTCAAAGAAAACCGTGAGTAGTAATATTCGCAAGGAGATGAGGTCTGGGAAACCCCAGAAGCAGGCGGTGGCCATCGCCTTGAGTGTGGCCAGGAAGGCTAAGGCAGCCGGGAGTAGGAAGAGAGGCAGAAAAACCATGTAATTGAAATGGAGCATTACTATAAAACAGTTGGTGAGGATTGGTTTACCTATCCGAAGTTATACTCTGGGGCGGTCAAGTATTTCCCCAGTGGTAGCAAGTTTGTGGAGATTGGGAGTTGGAAGGGTAGGTCCAGTGTATATCTGGGAGTTGAGGTTATAAACTCTGCGAAGGACATTGGGGTTGTGTGTGTTGATACCTGGTTGGGTAGTGAGGAGCATGAAGGATGGGATATCTTGAATGAAGATGGGTTGTGGAAGGAGTTTTGGAGTAACATTGAGCCAGTGAGTGAGGTTGTTACTGCTCTGAGGATGGAAAGCCTGAAGGCAGCCGATGAGTTTGATGATTTCAGTCTGGATTTTGTTTTTATAGATGCTTCGCATGACTATGAGAATGTGATTGCTGATATAGTGGCTTGGTATCCGAAGGTGAAGGAAGGAGGTGTTATTGCAGGCCATGACTATCCAACATGGGCCGGAGTTAAGAAGGCGGTGAATGAATATTTTAAGTGGAATGAGATTGTGAGCAAGGAGAGTTGTTGGAGTCACCAGGTAGGCGGTAAGAAGGACTTTTATCGGCTTTTGTGATGAAAAAGGGAGCATCGGAAGCCAGGAAGATTGTCTTTGGCAAGAGGAGAGAAGGTAAACACCAGAAATCCAGTGGACCAAAGTCAGGCAAGGTTAAGAAGTACAAAGGACAAGGGAGATAACTATGGCAGTATCAAAGAAGTATTCTGTAAAGTCTGGTGATCGCACGGTTAAGTTCGGTGCGAAGGGTTATTCCATTGCTCCTGGGACCAAGAAGGGAGATGCTTATTGTGCCAGAAGTTCTGGGATTAAGAAGTGCAAGAAAGGTCCTTGTCCTAATGATTTATCAAGGCAGGCTTGGGGATGTGTGGGTAAGAAAAGTGTGAAAAGTCGGGCTAAGAAGTTCACAAGAATTTAGTGATTTGTTTAGGTTTACTCTTAAATTGAGAAAGGGACTGGCTCTTAGCCGGTCTTTTTTTTGTCCATGTACATACAATGTATGGACATTGTACGAAGAATGTACGGACATTGACCGTACAAAATGAAACTGGTTTAAACCACCTTGAACCACTTTCAGAACCACCTTCGGAACCAGCCTGAACCAGTTTGTAACCGATTATAACCGGTTACTTTCAGAAAGATTCTTATGGATTTTTGGGAATTGTAATTTTCTTTGCAAAAAAAGGAACATGGAAAGAGTAAAGATTGGTAAGGTCAAGGGTAATCCTAATAACCCAAGGGTCATCCGGGATGAGAAGTTTTACAAACTGGTTAAGAGTCTCAAGGAGTTTCCTGAGATGGCTGAGGTGAGGCCAATAGTTGTGAACCAGGATATGGTGGTTCTGGGTGGCAATATGAGGCTAAAGGCCATGAAGGAAGCAGGATGGAGGGATGTCCCGGTGGAGGTTGTTTCTTGGGATGAGGCCAAGCAGAAAGAATTTGTCATAAAGGACAATGCAAGCTTCGGAGAATGGGACTGGGAGGATCTGGCCAACAACTGGGATGACTGTCCTCTGGATGATTGGGGAATTGATGTCCCAGTCTTTGCAGATACTGAAAAGGAAATTCCATTTGTGGACACAAGGGAAGTTGATGAAGATTTTAAGAAGGGAGATATGATTGAGTTTGGAGGTGTTCACCGGTTACTAATCGGTGATGGAAGTGATGAAAATCATATAAACTCTGTATTGGATGGGGACAAGCCAGGCTTTAACTCTGCATCCATGCCATTTACTGAAACTTTTCTGGATTACTCTGCTCTGGGAGCCGAAGCTTTACTTGCTGCTCAGGACCTAAACCTTCGTTATTGTGGGATTGTGGCCAGTGCAAAGTTGGCTACGGAGATAGTTGAAGAGTGGGTAAAAAAGTACCCGAAAGAAGAATTGCTTAGGAATGGGGAAAGTATTGGGTAAAAAGCCTTTTTTTGCAGTTATAATTTTAGTCTAAAAACAATTGTATGCCAAGAGGAGATGTTGGACCACTGAGAAAACACCAGTGGAAGAAGGGGCAATCAGGAAATCCTAAAGGAAGACCAAAGAAATTGCCTGACCTTAAAGAATTGTTAATCAATGTCTTGGGGGATACCAAAGAAGGCAAGTCAGCAATGGAGGCAGTTTTGATGGCCATAAGAGCCAAGGCACTGAAGGGAGACACCAGAGCAGCCGAGTTATTACTTGACCGAGCCTATGGTAAGCCTAAGCAGGAAACGGATATCATGACCACCTTTACTCAGGTGATTATGCCACTTCCTCCCGGAGAGGAGATTATTGAAATTGGGCCTGGTAGCCAGTCAAGGATTGAAGAAAGTCCTGAAGCCATAAAACTTAGAAACCAAGAAGAAGAAGAAGATGAGTGATATTAGTTTGTGCAAGAATCATCTCTGCCCATTATCCGATGAATGCAAGAGGTTCAATACTGTTCCTCATGATATTTATCAGAGTTATCAAGACTTTGAGCCTGATGATGATGGCAATTGTGACTTTTTTATCCAGATGCCAGATTCAGCTTGGCATGGAGATTCTGATCTATAAACTGAATGCCAACTTTAAACCTTAGTAATCCTGACTTATGGAATACTAAATATCTACCGGCCATCACAAGGCCGAAGATTTACAACATTCTGTACGGAGGCGCAGGGTCTGGAAAGTCCCAGACCATGATTCAGTTTTTCCTGAGTGAATTACTGAGTCATGGTGAAAACGACAATGAGACCTATGTGGTCTTGAGGAAGGTCGCAGCTACCATCCGGACTTCCGTGTACATGGATTTTAAGAATAAGATTTACGAGTGGGGCCTTGGTGATCTTATCACGGCCTACGATGGAATCTTTGAATTCAGGTCCAGGTCTAACAAGATTATTTTCATGGGTGTGGATAACCCTGAGAAACTAAAGTCCCTTGCTCAGGCGAAGTACATCTGGGTGGAGGAAGCTACGGAGTTAACCAAGGAAGACTTCATCCAGGTGACTCTTCGACTTCGGGGGATATCAAAGCATCAGAAGAGATTCTTCTTGACATTTAATCCGGTATCCGATAGTCACTGGATTAAAGAAAGATTCTTTGATAAGCCACCAGAGGTTGAGAAGGACAAAATCCTGATAATGCATTCAACCTATAAAGACTCCACTAAATTTCTGGACAAGGAATACCCTATCCGGATGGAGGCCCTGAAGGAAGTGGACTATACCTACTGGGATGTCTATGCCAATGGTAACTGGGGAGTCTGGGATAGGGAGACTTTGTATGTACAATACTTCGATCCTAAAAACCATGTGGTTGAAGGGTATCTCAGGGCGCATCCGGATTATCCTCTGTATCTAACCTTTGACTTTAACATTACCAACACCTGCGTGGTCATCCAGTTTTCAAAGAATGCCAATGGCCATAGCAACTACGGAACCATCAATGTGATTAAGACTTACCGGCATGGTGACCTGGGAGATTTGTGCAACATGATTAAGCAGGAGTTCCCTGGAATGAGGTATGTGGTAAATGGAGATCCGGCAGGACAAGCAAGGTCTGCTTTCACTACTGCTAATATGTCTGCTTATCAATTGATTGCGAATTTCATGAACCTTCCGGATATGAATTTGCAGATAATGAGAAGTAGTCCATCTCACCTAAACACCAGAATTATTGATACTCTGGTTTTCAGGAAGTGCAAAATCCAGATTGGCTCTGAGCAGAATCAGGCATTGATTGCGGATTTTAAGGAGGCCAAGGTGGATCGCAGGATTAGTCTTGATACATGGAAACAAAAGAATCCAGACAAGTCTCACGCATTAGATGCTTGGAGGTATTTTTCTTTTGCAAATTTTTATGAAATTGCAAGCGAATACAACATTCAAAAATTCAATGGCAAACTGTTGCAAGAATAGCATCGTAATCTGCGACCCGATAATCGGATGTTGCGATCAATTGTTTATTGATATCCCACCAACTTTTGAAGGTGTGGAAATCCGGCTTAGGATTAAGAAGGGTTCTGGGATTGAGATAAACTATCTGGTGGATGTTGAGGATGGAATCGTTGAGGTCCCATTAGACTTACTTCCTCCGGCATGGATGAACCCTTATGCAGGACCATATACTTTGGAATATGTAGATCCAACTACCAACGAGGTTATTTCTTTTGTGGCTCAAGGCGAGTCAGCTTCTGCGGTCCAGTTTGACATGGTTTACGGTACAACTGATAATAATATCTGTACTCTTGACATTTTTGGCTGATGTATGATGTTTCATGTGGAAAAGGAAGGAGAGGTTGTTGTATTGTTGTCCCTGCTACTGATAGCACTCCTGGGGGCCTTCTTGTCGCTATTCATAGACCATCTTCTGGAGGACCATCCGATTGGGAAATGGTATTTATCCCAAATTCAGCAGTTACCAGTGAACATAGCCAAGCCATTAGGTGAGTGTGTTTACTGCTCTGGTTCTTGGCAATTTCTTTATCTGTCCTATTTCGTTTTTAATTTTCCTTTCATTCTATGTTTAATTGGCTTAGGAGTAAACCATCTGTTCTTGAAGTTAGCGGTAAGAATACTGAAGAAGTAAAACCAGTTGATACTTCCGGCAGGCCGGTGTATCGGGGAACTGCTCCGAAGGATAGATGGGACCAAATTGATTTTGCTTTTACTTCTGGGGGAAAGCATTACTTCAGGTTTAACTCTGAGGTGAATATCCCATACCAGAGGGTAATTGCTGCCAGAGATATCATGACTGAGGAGTTGTGGCAGATTAATCCTTCCATGCTCAAGGCTTGGAATGATACCTTGATTCAGGTTATCACCGATGACAAGAAGAAAGGAGACAAGAAGATATTTGAAATTGGTGTGTTGGCTCATAGGTTGAAGGAGCAAATTGGTATGTCCTTTAGCCTTACCCGGCAGTTGAAGCTTGCATCTGTTATGTATTTTGATGAGCATGAGAATCCTTTGGACTACCAGTATCCATACAACGATGAGAAGATCCGGCACTGGATGGGGAGCAATGATGTAGAAGGTTTTTTTTTGAATCTGCCGGAGTTCGCCTTAATGCCCTCTGGGAAAGAATTAACGCAGAATTTCCCGACCTATTTGCAAGGGGAAACAATGGAAAGACTGAACGACCTGACACATATTATTTCAGTTATGTCACCGGAGTCTTCAAGCAGCGATTTGATGAAGGATTTGCACTCTCAGATGGAAATCCTGAAAGACATAAATACATGGTCGAAAGGCCAGTTTACGAATACTACCTCTTCTACAATAAGTGGATAGCGGATAGAAGAAAGGAGATAAGTCGTGCAAAGGCACAATCAAGAAAGTAGGTTTTGACCCCGGCTAATTGTCGGGGTTTTTTTTGCGTACTTTTGTCAAAATACTATTTGAAATGGCAACGATTTCCAATAATGAGATTAAGATCAAGTACACCCTTGACACCACAGACCTGGCGAATGCCACGGCAGTTTTTGATAAACTTTCTGCGGAGGATAGGCAACTACTCAATGACCTAAAAAAACTTCAGACCCAATTAAATGCTACTGGTCAGGCAGGCCAACAAGCCGGGGATCAAATAGCATCTGGGACAAGTAAGGCTTCTAAGCAATTTGATATAATGGGTTCCTCTGTAAGGCAAGTCGGGGGATACATCGCAGGATTTCTCTCTGTTCAAGCATTTGTAAATTTTAATAAAGCAGTACTTGATACCACCATAAAAATGGAAGGATTAAGGAAGGCAATTGAATTTACATCTGGCACAGTAACTGGAGGTATTTCGAATTTTAAATTTCTACAGAGAACTGCTGAAGAACTTGGATTGCCATTGCAGGCAGCAGCCGAAGGTTTTAAATCCATGAGTGCAGCAGCTTCAAGGTCTAACATAAGCATGGAGCAACAAAGACAAATGTTTTATGATTTGTCTAAATCTATGGCTGCACTTCAATTAACTTCACAAGATGCTCAATTGGTTTTCTTTGGGTTTGGACAATTAATGTCCAAATCAAAAGTATCTGCTCAGGAACTATATCACCAGATTGGGGAACGACTTCCGATTGCGATGCAAGCTGCCCAGATTGCAGCAGCAAAAATGACTGGCCAAGTATCTATTACAACTACTGAACTTATAAAGTTAGTAGAAGAAGGTAAGTTGCTTTCTACGGAATTTGCTCCTGCTTTTACGGAGGCTTTGGGACAGTTAGCAGGAGATGCAGCCAAAATTGAAACACTTGGCAAATCGTTTACCAGATTTAAGACTGCTTGGGATGAGATGTTGGTTGCAATGGGGGAATCTAATAAAGGATTCTGGAAAGATACATTGGATGGATTCACAAGAGTTTTTGGATACATAGCAGAACAGTGGAGAGGATTTAATACTGAAACTGAGCAATTGTTCAGTTATGAGACTGCTTTAGAAAAGGCTAAGAAAATGTCTGAATTTCAGATAACTGGCCAAATTGATTTTTTTGAAAACCAGAAGAACTTAATATCTAAGCAGATTTCAGATATAGAGGAAGAATCAAAAAAAATAATGGACAAGCCTTGGTGGCAATTTGGTCAAAGGATAAGTGCCGAAACAAAGGAGGCTCTTTTGTTTAACGAAAAACAAATTCAGAAACTAAAACTTAGCCTTGCTACATCTCAGGGAACATTTGATGGATACCTACAAGCCTTAAAAGAATTAAGTGGGGCTAAGGTTGAGCCACCAATTGATGAGGATGCAACTAAAAAAGCTGAAAATCTTTACAAAAGACTCATAAATGAGCAAGAAGCCTTGATGAAGTCAGAGGAAGACTTGATTAAAAGTAGAACTAAGGCAGGAACAAATCAGGATGTACTCATTATTCAAAACCGGATTAAGTTTAACAACATAATGCTTGAAATTGATAAAAGAGCAGAGTTCGCTAAACTTGAGTTGGCTAAAAACAATAAAGTAAAAAGAGAGGCAGAACTTATTAAGGATGCTGAAGCCGAACAAGAGATTATAAGGCAGGCAAGATTTAAGGCTTATGCTGAAGAGAAGGCATATCTTGATAGAAGCATGGAAGTCCATAAGGCTGCTCAGAAAAAAAGGTTGCAAGCTTTCCAGACTGATCAACAAAATGAATTAGATAATAGTGAAGAATTTTATGATGAAAAAATAGAACAACTTAGAAAATCTTATGATAAGACCAAGGTTATAGAAGGGTTATCGCAAAATGATCTAATAAGACTTGAGGCTGATTTCTACCGAGCAAAGTATGAATTGACTCAGGATGGGGAAAAAGCTGCTGCCGATATTAAAGCTAAGTTTAAACAGAAAGAAAAAGAAGATGCAATTAAAGCAGGTTTCGATGTTAGGTCAACATTAATAGAAGCCGCTTCCATTAGGAATCAGGCATTAGCAAAAACCGATATGGAAAGGGCAGACATTGCCGATGAGGCAGCAATGACTCAAATCCAAAAAGAAAAAGAAAAGAATCATGCAATTGCTCAAGAGCAACTTAATGCAGGAGGTATTTCTGAGGCACAGAAGAAAATAATCAACGATAATCTTTTTGCTCAGGATGTTCTTCTGGATGCCAAAATGACTCAGTTGGTAAAGGATGGAGAGACCAGGAGGCTTGAGTATAAATTAGCAATCTTTGAAAAGACAACGCAAGTTATGTCTGATGTCTTCAGTCAAATCACAGACTTATACATTGCGGATCTCAATAGGCAGAAAGAAGCTTTGGGTATGAAATACGATGCCGATGTCCGATTGGCAGATGGCAACAAACAGAAGTTGGCTCAACTTGCTCAGGAGAAAGCCAGAGCAGAATATGAAATCGAATTGAAACAATTCAAGGCCAGACAAATTATGGCAGTAGCTGAGGTAATATTTAAGACTGCTCCAGAAATTGCCAAATGGATATCCACCGGAGTTCTGGCTCCAGTAGCTGCCATCGGACTTGCTGCCCAAGCATTTGCAATCGGAGCAATCTTGGCTCAACCACCTCCAATCCCTCCATACAAGGATGGTACAAAGGGAATCCCGCACCCAGGAGGTATGGCAATGGTCGGAGAGGCCGGTGTGGAAAAGGTTGTCACAACTACTGGAGAAGTTTACTACACTCCACCAACGGCAACATTGATTGATCTTCCCAAAGGATCTCAGGTAATCCCGAATCATGCCCTGAGCCGGAAGGAATTATTCTGGGCCAGTTCAATGAAGGAAGGCAAGCCAAGTAACTCTGGATATGGAATTGAAAACAAATTGGACAAAATCGGAGGAATTTTACAAACTTTGCCAATCCATCAAATCAATATGGATGAAAGGGGATTTGAGAAATTTGTTCGTACAGAACGCAGGACAACTAAAATATTGAACAATAGGTTCCCTATAAGATAATGTTAATTTGGTTTGGTTAGATAGCTTTTAAATAGGCCCTGAAATTCAGGGTCTTTTTTTGTCTATTTTTGGAGCATGGCAGGATGGAGTTTTTTTCTAAATGGTACTGAGGTTGAGGAACCAATCGGTTGGGATGCCGTGGAGTTCACTGCAATCCGGATGGAGAGTCATGGGATTGACCAACCATTTTCTACTGAGTTAAAGTTTTACGAAAGAGGAGCCAAACTTATCAAGGCCCAGTATGACCTCTATTTTATCAATGCTGAGATAACCATCCAGATTTTGTCTGATGTTGGATATGGTGGAGAGCCATGGGAATTCAACGGAATGCTTAATCTGGCCATCTATGAGGAACATAATGTCTGCGATACTGATACCTGGGAGATAACCGTTGGCATCATTGATGATAATTTCAGGGAAGAGTTCAAGGCCCGGCAGGATGTGGAGATTGACCTTACTACCTTAAAGGACCTTAATGGTGATGCCATAGATCCTTTGACCTATAAGAATGTAAGGTTACACAAGCAGGATTTATACCTTGCTGCTGCTGCATCCCAGAAAGAAGTAGATAGTACGATTCTACTTACTTGGGACTATGAGTTTACTTCTCCTTATGGTTGGGACATTACAAAGTATTCTACGATTGCGCCTACCTATTTTGATAATACGGATTTTGTTGCTCCGGTAGGTACGACTTTTGATCCACTTGGATTGATATGGACTTATGGTGGACCATTCATAAAAAACAATGCAAGCTTTACCAGGACATTTGATTTCTCATTTTATGGAGAAACATATTTCTCTTTTGAAGATTTAAAGCAAGGGGTTTTTACCGGAGCAATATGGCTTCCTGGACCTTTTTTAAATAGTGCAGATTCAAATGCCGATGTAATCCTTTCGGTCTATGATAGTTCTGATAATTTTATTTCATCGGTTCTAATCGGAAGTACCTCATTAATTAGCAGTCCAGGTAGTGGGCAGCTTTATCCAACATTTACCACAGATACTTGGAATTCCCAAGGTTCATTTACACTTCAGCCAGATGAGAAGGCTTTTATCTCAATGGAGATAGGAGTAAATGGAACTTTAAAAAGGGATGATAATGTTTTACTACCAATCCCAGTAGTTGACCAATGGTATCAAGCAGAATGGAAGGTTGTATGGAATAATGTATGTCTTTCGGTTTCAGAAATTAACCCTGGCGATTATGCATCATTCTGCAATGGCTTGACAATTGAGCAATGGCTAAAGAGGCAGATTTATATCCTTACTGGAAGTAATAATAAATTGCTTTCCGATGTGTTCAATGAGGCTGAAGGAGGATGCTACTGGAATAACTTCATAACCAATGGCCTCAAAATCCGTAATGCCAGAACTATTGAGCAAATCAATATTGGTTGTAATGTAAGTACTGAAAACCCAGAGGATCTAACCAAGCTAAAGACATCGTTCAAAGAAACCTTTGATGAACTGGATAAGATATTCTGCCTTGGATGGGCATTTGAATGGACCGGGACTGAGTGGAAAATTAGGGTTGAGCCAAGAGAATACTTTTACCAGAATTCCATCAGCCAGACATTTGAAAATGTTGGCGAAGTAACCCAGATGGCTAAGGTTGATAAGATGGTGAACAATATTGTTCTTGGGTATAATCCTAACTGGAAGAATATCCAAATCTCTGGAGCATGGGCCATTCATACGGACCGAAATTACTTTGTGGCCAATAGGTCCATGAATGAAGGATCTACTGCCAAGTTGGATATCCGGACAAATATTATTGCTGAAGGATATGCAATTGAGTTTAGCCGGAGGTTAAGCAATATCAGTAATGGTGGGGGATCTTCCGATAGACCTAATGACTACAACTTATTCCTGATTTGGCTTAATAGGAATGAATTGGAAATAGCAAATGTCCAATCTACTTGTTTTGCCATTCCTGGTGAAACTGGAACCGCTACCTTCATTCCCGGAACAGTTAGTATGCCGAGCAATCTGATATTCTATTCTAACAGTCCATTGAATAATCTGTATAATATCTACCATACTCCTGCAAGGATTGCCTGCCGGTGGTGGAAGGTTTTAGGGATGCATACTTATGGTTTGGTTAATCCAAGGCTCCAGTTTCAAGTTGGTGAATACCAAACAACCTACCAGAGTGCAATTGACTCTTATACGGAGCCATGTATCCAGGTCCCATCGGAAGTAACTATTTCTGAGAACACAGATATCTACGCAGACATTATTGTTCCCGAAGCTGCGGAATATTTATTCAAGCCAATTGAAGTTCAATTTACTTTTCCACAAAGTCTATGCGATTTCTTAACTTTGAGCCAAGATGAGCAATACCGGAAAGTGAGGCTCACCTCTGGCAGTTTGGATATCCAGGGTTTCATCACCCAGGCCACAAATCAACCAGAAGATCCATCCGGAGGTACGACAAAGTTCACACTTATGGTAGCCAAGCAACTTGCAAACACTGGTTCTGCTTTTGACTCTGGCTTCGATGATGGATATGAAATAGGTTAATATGCCAAGTAATTTTAACAGAGCCAATCTGATCACGGAGAGTGCAACACTCTTCCCTGACAATAATAGTCAACTGATTTCCCCTGCTGATTTAAGGCAGTGGCTTGAAGATGGCACTACAAGCTTTGTAACTCAGAAGGACAAGTCCACTCTTGAGAATTCAATCTTTGAGGCTAAAGGCACAACCTTAGCATCAGCAGCAACAGTTGATCTCAACACTGCAACTGGAAACTACTTGCAGATATCAGGAACTGCAACAATCAATTCATTTGGAACTTGTCCAGCAGGGGCAAGGTTTGTCCTAATGTTTCAAGCTGCTGCAACCTTGACTTATAATGCCACAAGCTTAATTATTCCTGGTCTTACTAATAAGACAACGGCAGCAGGAGATTGTTGCATGATTGTCTCTGAAGGCTCAGGCAATTGGAGAATTGTTGGCTACTTTGCAATTAGTGGAGGTGGAGGTGGAGGTTCAGTTACTGCGGTAACTGCCACAAGTCCATTATTATCATCAGGAGGAACTGCACCTGACATCAGTATTCCACAAGCCAATGGCTCAACAGATGGTTTCTTAGATAGTGCAGATTGGAGTACATTCAATGGTAAGCAGGATACTCTTAGTGCAGGAACTGGTATAAGCATTATAAGCAATACCGTAACTAATACTGCACCTGACCAAACTGTATCATTAGCTTCAGGAACTGGAATAAATGTCACTGGAACTTATCCATCATTTACAATTGCCAATACTGCTCCATCAAGTGGAGGAACAGTAACAACAACCGGAACTCCATCATCCGGACAAATAACAAAGTTTAGCGGAGCAACAAGCATAACCAATGCCACTTCCGGAACAGATTACATTGCTCCACCATCAGGTACATCAATTCTAAAGGCTAACTCAGGAGGGGCATTAGCCAATGCATCAGCCGGGACAGATT